TCCATTGGTCTCTCACGTCAATTTCAAGTCTCGACTTTGGGTGCAGCTCGTTCCACCCTTTTTGACGTTTTCCTTGATTGTCTACATGACCATTGAACCAACGATGAGCACTATCTCTATTTTTGAGACGTTTTTTTAAGACGTCTCTCACCAAACAGCGATGGCGGTGTTCGTCGGCCCCCTGCCCCTCTTCAACGTCATTCAAAACCGACCTCCATCATCGAATGAAATAGGGAAAGAATCGTGCTGCTCGACGAACTGCTGCGAGTCCTTGTGATACCAAAGCGCATACCACTCCTCTGCCTCACCGTTTCTTTGCTTCTCGCACATCAGGTAGCAGTCTGGAATCTTTGGGTCGCCTGAGCCGTTCTGCGCATCGTGTTCTTTTTTCTTGTTGCGCCAAACCATCAGCACGTTGTCAACTTGGTCACTGATTGCCCCCGACCCCTTGATGTCGTTTTTGTTCGGCTTAATTTCTTCGCTGACCAATTTACGGATGTGGTGAATCAGGTGAATGTGTACGTTGTGGTCACGCGCAAGAGATGTCAACTCATCGACGAAGGACTTCTGCGCGTTGTAGTCATCCTCACCTGATACGCACTTCATCAGGCTGTCGATAAATATGTGCTGCACTCCCAACTCAATCGCGCTGTATCGAGCCACCGCAATCACCTGCTGTGAAGTCACCGTTCCTTGCTGGTCGTACATCCACAGGTATTCATGGGCAAAAGTTCTGAGACGTGTCACAAGGTTTGTCAAATAACTCGACTTGTCCGTATAACGTGGGAAGTCAATGTTTTCACCGGCAAACTGCCGCAGCATTCTGAACAGCGTGCGCTTGGGCTTCATCTCAAAGCTGGCAATCATTACCTTCTGATTTTGCTTAATGAGACCCATCGCTATCTGACCCGTGACCAACGACTTTCCGCCGCCGTTTCCTCCCGCGTAAAGCGTTACCTCGCCGGGGCGGAACTTGAACCCGTTGTGCGTCTTTTCCCAAGGCATCGTCTGAAACACGTCCCGTACTGGGTTGGCAATCTCGGCCTCTATCTCATCCAAGAACTCGCCAGCGCTACGAACTTTTTGCGCCAAGTCATGCGCCTTGAGGTACTTCGCAAAGTCCACCTCGTCAGGACGCACGATACGGATACGGCGTGCCTCGTCCAGTTCTTGCGCTCTCTTTTGTACGTCAGACGTTTGCATATTTAATTGCCTCTTCGATTCGCTGTTGGGATAATTTCATTCGCTCTCTGTCGCCTTCGCTCAACTTCTTGCCTTGCCCCATGTCGTAGGCGCAGATGGATACCACTAACGCCTCGAACGAGATGATACGCATCAGGTCGCTGGCGTAAAAAGCAGGCTTCATGCTCTTCTTGCCCTCAACCGGGTACTCGCGCCGTTTGCTGTCCGACGGGAAAAGGTCGGTCATGCTCATACCCAGCGCCTGCAACACGCTCAACGTCTCACACCCGGCAAAGCAATGGATCAAGATCCGACCGTCGTCGATCTCACGGATAGCAAGTGACGGCCCCTTGTCATTGTGCGCAGGGCAGCAAGCAGTCCAAGACCCATTGCGTCCCTTAACCTTGGTCAACATTCCCAGCATATTTTCAATAGTCGTCATGAATTCGCCCACGCTATCAGTTTGTCCGTCATCCCTCGCCCCCTTTGTCCTCGCACAAATCGACAATGGCTTTACCGTGAAGCTCCAATAGCAGCTCGGCAAGTGTTTTTTTCAAGGCAGATATTTCATCTTGCAATTGCTCCAACTGCCCGGATGAACTGAAATACCGGGGAGTTAAGTACGACTCGACTATCTGCTGATCTGTCAAAATCTCTGTAGTTCCGTCCCACTTTCCATACTCGCGTTTAACTTTCATTCCAGCCCCCTTGCGCGTGACTCAGCCATTCCGCTTCTTGGTTCATATGTTCAAGTCCTTGCAAACTTGTCTAGCAATTGCAATTGCTTCCGCTGTCTTATCCTCGGCCAGTATCTTGTCTCTATCGTCAGGGCCATCATTCCAGACAGATGCGGCGTCTCGAAGCAACTTGCAAACATTGCGCATTGACTCAACATACGCCAGATCAGTATTCATTTTTTCCCTTTGCTGTTAATTGGATCAGTTCGTGAACTGTTCGCCTGCTTCCGTTCATCCCCCTATCCAAGCGTCAATTACTGGCCGGGCGAAATAGCCCAACGCAAACATGACCCCGCATTCAAACCAGACCACAAGGGCGGCGGTGATCCAGTCGGACGGACGCTTTTCTACCACTATGTGCTTGTTCACGCTCTTGACCTCCAATTAGCTTGCCCGCCCTCAAGTAGCCAGATATGTCTGGCCCTCATATAGCGAATCGCCAGCACCCACTTGGCTGCGTTCCTGCGGCAGGGATGAAGCATTACCGCTCTTGTTGTTAAGCTCATATCACCCTCCTAGACTGCTCCGCTACACCATCCTCCCAGCGGCGCTGGTTGATGTACGTCAACGGGGCTGGCTCGTACCCGGTAATCCACTGCTCGCAACCCTTCAGGGCATTCACGTTGGCCAAGATCTGGTCAGCAACATTGTCGAGCTTTAGCTTGAGCCACTTCGCCTCGCAAATTGACTTGGCCACCTTTCGCTTTGACGTTGGCCATACTGACCAGAACTCGTCAAATCGCGACATTGTCGCTTGCGACGAAAGGGTGTTTATATTCTGTATCTGTATCTTCTTAGGGTTATCGTTCGGATTCGTTTCGGTTACCGGTTCGGTTTTCTTCGGCCTGCCGCCTAGCTTTCCGAGTCGTTGATTGTTTGCTACCTGTGCTTGGTATTTCGCAATTTCAGCATCACAACGATGGTTGAAATACCCAGTTTCGGTCTTTTCAAAGAACTCACCCAAAACCGATTCGGTTATGTCTAAATCAAGGCGTATTTTTCTAGCAACCGATTCGGTATTGAGCGGGATCTGCTTCTCGCTCATGTAGTACAGATCAAGCAAACGGCGGTATGCCAAGTCCTCGGCATCGCTTAAATGCGTGGTATGGGTGACATAGTCACCATAGTGAAATTTATACCAGATCACTTGAGTTCTCCAAAGATGTCAGGCCGTAGCGTTGTGCGCTTCACCTGCCCCTTGGTATAACGCTCAATGGCACCACTTAAAGCAGGACTGGCAAGCTGCCTGCCGCTGATGACGAGGCTTATCCACGTCTTGCTCACGTTAAGCTTCCGGGCCATCGCAATCTTCGCCCCGCGTGGCTTGTCTTCAAAATATTCGGTCAGTGTCATGTGATCATTCTCCTCGTTGGTTTAATCGGATCATACACCAAAGAAATTATTGTGCAAGGGGGTTGTATTTGGAAATTAAACTTGATACAGTGGCAAAAGTTTAATCCAAAAGCGAACCATAAGTGAGAAACCAAGGCGAATTCCACCAGCTCATGCTGGAAAGAATGCAAATGCTTGAGGAGTCCCTTTGCAGGGCAGTCTCAGGCTTTGCTACTCAAGACGATTGGGAAACGATTTGCGTTGAATGCGGCGTACCCAAAGCGTCTATTTTTAAAACTGCAACTAGGAGCGACAAATGAGTTTGATAGCGAAAGACAGCGGCGGTGGAAGTTTTATCCCGGTAACGCCCGGAATGCACCTTGCCCGGTGCTACAGAATTGTGGACCTCGGCACACAAAAATCCGAGTATTTAGGGAAGATCAATCAACTTAAAAAAGTGATGATTCAGTTTGAGGTACACGGAGAAGACGAAAACGGCAACGCGCTTGTGACGGCCGACAACGAACCGCTGTCAATCAGCAAGAACTTTACTTTGTCGTTGGCCGAAAAAGCAACGCTGCGCAAAGACCTTCAAGGGTGGCGTGGCCGTGAATTCACTCGCGAAGAACTTAACGGCTTTGAGCTAAAGAACGTGTTGGGCGCGTGGGCCATGATTACTGCGGCCAAGTCAATTGGCAAAAACGGCAAAGAGTACACCAACATTATCTCGATCAACCCGGTTCCCGTAACAATCAAGAAAAACGGCCTGCCTGAGGGTTTTAACAAACTAGCCATGTTTTTGCTTGAGGACCCCGACATGGAATTGTTTGAAACCTTTGGTAACCGCCTGCGGGAAAAGATTATGTTTACACCCGAGTGGCGTGCTCGTAATGGCGATCAAGAGCAGAACCCTGTCAATAAACCTGTCTCAGCAGGCACTGGGTTTGATGACATGGAATCGGACGTTCCTTTTTAACTATGAAACAAGCTGCCCTTTTTTTTGAAGATCAGCGCAAGCCGCCCACTGTTTGTGACTGCTGCGGGGCAAAAATTGTTGAGTACAAGCACTCATTCAATCAAAGCCTTGCAGGCTCACTCTACAAGTTGTACACGCAAAATGGAAAGGCAAACGTCAGCAAAATTGGATTAACCGCAGTCCAATGGACCAATTTTCAAAAGCTAAAATATTGGGGGCTTGTCCGAAAAGCAGAGAGGGACGACCTGACAAAAATTGGTGGCGTTTGGGAATTAACGCAAACAGGCCTCGATTTTGTAGAAAAAGGAACCAGCATTAAAAAAAGTGTTTGGTCTTATCGCGGGAAAACGGTGCGTCAAGAGGGCGACACTGTTTTCTTTTTTGATTTGCACGAGGCTTATATGCGAAAAAGACCAGACTATGCTGGCGACGCGAAGCCACAGACCAACAATTTTTAAAAGGCCATAAATGACAATTACAGCAAAAGATCCTCGCGCTAGCGAATCAAACCACTGGTACACCCGAGACGGCGTACCGCGCTACACGGTGATCGGAAAGAACGGAAAGGAGCGGAACACCACGCTTCGTGACGCTCGCACCGAGAACCTTGTGCCCAGCGTGACTACGATCTTGAACGTGATGGCCAAACCTGCGCTTATCCAGTGGCTGCAAAAGCAGGTGCTGCTGGCTGCCCTTACGCTGCCTCGCATCCAAGGCGAGCCAGAGGGGGCGTACATCGATCGCATCATGGTCGATAGTAAGGAGCAGGGCCGCGCAGCAGCAGACGCCGGTACTGACATCCACGCGTCTATTCAAGGGTTCTACGAGGGCAAGGTGATCACGCGCCATGAACAGCACGTCAAGGGAACTATTGCCCAGCTTGACAGCACCTTTGGCCAGCAAGCTTGGATTGCTGAACGGGCCTTTGGACACAGTCACGGGTTTGGCGGAAAGAGCGACTTGTACTGCACCGAAGGCAGTGGAATTGTGGCCGACATAAAGACCAAGGAATTCACAGAAAATTCCAAGGTTGTAACTTATGATGACCACCTCATACAGTTAGCGGCCTATCGCGTTGGCCTTGGCGTCCCCAAGGCTCGCTGTGCTAACGTGTTTGTCTCGCGCAACGTGCCGGGCCTTGTCGTCGTAAATGAATGGTCTGAAGAAGATCTACAAAGAGGTTGGCAGATGTTCTGCGCACTTTTAACTTTTTGGCAACTCAAGAATCGACACACATGAAACCAGTCACTGCATTTCAAACCTCTGATGGCAGCCTGTTTTCAACAGCCGAGTACGCCGAAAAGCACGAGATGATGCTTTTAAAAGAGAACGTTGTTGATGAATTTTTAGACAGCGACCTAAACCCCTACACGGGCCATGCGCACCGAGCAATGGCCCGCAACACTATTGTCAACTGGGAACTATGGAAATCCAAAAATGAAATCCTATCTAAATGAAGAACTGGTCAAACAAATATTTTTTTACAGCGACGAGAAACGCCTAGATCCGCTGATTGCGGACGAGGTAGACATTATGCAGTTTGCCGAAAAACTGGAGGCCGTGCTCCGGCCATTGATTGCGGCTGATGAGCACAAGCGCTGCGTCATCATCGTGGCCAACATGAACCGCGAAGTGGCCAACCAGCTAAACAGTCAGCGTCCGTAAAAAAAACCCCCTCGCGTAGGAGGGGGTATAAATATGCCGCTGGCAACTGTAGCGCGGCAACCCAAGCGGGGATAAGCGCTTGAATTAGGGGGCAGGCGGAAGGCTCGTCATTTAAACGCTGCTGCGCCCTGCGCGGCAAGGTTGGGGTTCATTCTAGCTGGACGTTGTGCGGCATCCAGTTCTTGCTGGTAACTTAGCGCAGAACCGGCTTCTGGAGCGTTGCCAAGCAAACTCTTTATGTAAGCTTGAGCGTCTGGACTGTCAAGGTACGCCTGAGCAGCGCCAGTCCCAATCGTCAAAGGTATGCCAACGGTCGCGGTTAATGGGTGCATAGACAAACCAGCTCCCAAAATATTTGCACCACTTAGCCCCATGCTCATGATGTCGCGCTGACCTTCTGGCCTGCGTGCCTGCTGTGCAACGTTGGCGACTTCACCCGCCGCGCTGGCCACAGCCAGAGGCGGCACAACGTATTTCCCTAAGGTGCTTGCAGCGCCAGCTATTGGCCGCATCATGGCCTTGAACATGTCGTTGACGTAATCCAACCCAGAGCTAGCCTGTGTCATTGCTCTTGAGGCAAGGCTTGGGGGCGGAGGAAGGCTTGGGGCCG